GCCGCACGCCAAATGCCTGAGCGCGTTGCAGCAACCTGAGCTTCGACAAGCTCGGGCGCGGTGCCACTCATGGCTAGGTTCTGGCGCATCGCCATCACCGCAAGGTCGGCAGATGCTTCGATGTATTTCGGGTTGTTGTAGTTCACAGCCGCGTCATTCGCTGCGCCAGTCACAACGCCTTTGGCCGTTTGTTCAAAAAACGAGCGACGCTCAGCCGACTCGTGGCGCGACAGGCTGTCAAGCGTGCCATCAAGCTGGCGGCGGTAGAGCGAGTCGAACTTAATGCGCGCGGCCTCGGGCAACGTGCTGCTGATCTTTTGCGCCATGGTGCCAAGTTCGCTTGCGCCACGGCCAGCGATGCCCATTGCATTGCCGCCCTTAGCGTTGAATAAGCCCTTCTCAGGCCCGTACAGATAATCGCGTTGCTCGTTCGAGAATTGTGTGTATGCGTTCCATGCAGCAGCCTCGGCATCCTCTTCAGCCTTCTTCGCCGCATAGCGATCAAGCATGGCCGATGTACGCGCAAGGCTTGCTGACGCAGCGCGCGTGTCTACGCCGAAAGCTGCTGCCGGCGCATCAATCGACTGGCGAACGCCGGGAAGCGCGGCAACATTCGCTTGCGGCTGGTCATATGTCGGCACTCTTGGCACTTGCTACTCACCCGGTATTGTGTTATTCTCAATGCACCTGTGTCTTTTATTCTTGGTTTTCCCTCGCTTCGGCGGGGGATTTTTTTTAGTAGAATCCGCCACCCATCCACGAAGGCTTCACGTTGCCGGAAGTCTGCCACGGTAGAGTTGTGCTGCTTTTGCCGTACTGCGTCGCGAACTTGCTCGCCCCGCCAAGCAGGTCAGCACCAGCGGTCATGTACGCAGAGGTCATCGCGTTCTTACCAGCCGCGCCATAGGCACCAGCCTGCGCAGTAAAGTTGCTGCCTTGCGTGCGGTAGCCCCAAGCTTCACGAGCCGCGTTGTTGCGGATAACCAGCGCATCGTACTCGCCCATTGCCGCAGCATCGCCAAGTAGCGAAAGCGATGTGTCGTCACCAAATTCAAACCCACTACCGCCAATCGCAGCACGCTGGCCGCCAACAAACTGGCGCACCTTCGCGCGTTGCTCATTCTCAGCAATCTTGCCGCGTGCTTCCGAATCCTGCGCCTGCCACTCAGCAATCTTCGCATTGTTCGTCGCAACCTGCGCCTGATAGTTCGCTTGTGCCTTCGCCGCCTTGCCCTGCTGAATAGAACCCATGACGCTCATCGCCGTTGAAGCGATGCTGCCAATCATGCCAATGGTTGCCATTGCTACGCACATTTTACTCTCGCACCATGCGGAAAGGGTGGAACGGTAGCCCATACGGGCCGTGAGGTACTGTTGCGAATATATCAAAACCCAGCCAGCTAAGCCAGCGAATTGATGTGGTGTTGCGCGCGTCTACGTGGTTCTCAAGCACTCGAAAGTCATCAAGCATATCAGCCACAACGCCGTGACACTCACGCAGGAATTTGCGCTGGTGTTTCACCACCAGGTCAGTGCCAACCATCCACGGCGAGCCAACGCCATCAAGGCCATCAACCGTTGCAACGCCGAACAGGCACATAGCTGTGCCATCCACAAGGCCAGCGTACACGCGCTCGCTTGCGCCAACACTCGTTCCAATAGCCATGGCCGGATGCATGCCAGATTGTGCCTTCACCTCAGCCGCATCGTCATCGCGCAGATTTGCAATTACGTGCTCAATGAACTCAGCCGTTGCCGGAACGATTGCATAGTGTGGGTGGTAGCTCATGCGTCAACCTCAGGAATAAGTGCGAGAACGGAAAGCGGCAACGGGTCGCGCTGCTGCACGATAAGCGTCGCCTGTTCAACATTCTCAGGCACAATAAGAAGTTCGAGTTCTTCGGTGCGCAGGCCGTTCGTCCACAGCGGGTCGCGCTTCAGCTCGGTCATATCATTGCGGTTCGGCCCAGCCCACATGCCGCGGCTACGCTCAACACGCGCGCGCAGTCGCACCGTCTTCTTGCGCCGGCCAATGCCACCTTGTGTATCGCCAATAGGCAGCGACTCGATCTCAGAAACGTAAGGCAAACCGATGTGAATCACGCTGGCAGCGACCGGCAACGTGATGCTGCCGTTCGTCACCGTGTCTTGAGGAAGAACTGCGCCATCGGCCAGAATGGCGACAGTTTCCCCTTCCAAGTGGTCAAGACCTGAAACCGTCGAAACCGGCGAGCCATCATACGTTAGGCCGCAATGAACAAAGAATGCATCCTCAGGCGCGCTTACAAGGCGCGAGGCAAAGCGCTCAACATAGCGGCGGGTCACGCCGTCGATAGTGCGCTTCACAATCACATACACGGCATCTTCGTTGCCCTCACTGATCGAGCAGACCGACTCGTACTCACCGTCAGTCACCTGATGCGTCCATGCGATAAGCTCTTGCTCGCGCATATACGTCATCGTTGCCATCTGGCCGTTATCAAGCACAGCCCACACGACTGAGTACGGCACTGCCGCATAGGCCCACTCTTGAATCTCACGCCCTTCAAACAGGTGCGACGAGATAACCGAGAGGTCAGAACCCACATAGTTATCAGCAGAGAACGAGTAGCCAAGGTCGCGAACGATGTTGCCCTTTTCCTGCACGTACAGCACGATGTCACCAATCACGATGGGCGGTACATGGCTGACGCCAATCTCGCTTTGCAGCCGCACCATCATCGACGAAGGCGTGACAACATCCGAATTGCCGCCAGCCGAGATTTTCCACACGCCGCCGCTGGTCAGAACAAGCAGCTCGCGGATGGGGACAAAGTGGCGAATCTCGTTGACCTGGCGCGCAGCAATGTTCCGGCTGATTGCGTCATCAGGCTTCGATGGGGTAGAGATGTTGTAGTTCTTGTACTGGCCAGACTGACTCATATCCAAACCCTGCGGCCTGTTTATCGAGCCGCCTTCTACTGAGCGCTGCTCAAAGTAAGACGAACACTGCGGGTATTTGCCTGCCGCATCAAACGGGTTGCGCGCTTCAGGCGGCGCATCAAGGGTGTCAGGCTCGATCTTCGTGTCGCGGAACGACCAGTTGTTGCTGCCATCCGGCACAGCCTGACCAATGAAGCCGTAAACGCCGTTAGCGCTTTTATAGATGTTCACCTTGCCAGCCGTGGCGGGGGCTGTACCAACAAGTTCAAGATACTCGCCGGCGTTCCAGTCGGCATCTACCACACCAGCTGCGGTGTATTCAGTGGTTGGCAATGACTCTTCAGCCGTGTCCTCGTCCGTCGATGTCGCCTTATATTTGTAGTTCTGCGCAGTACCGGCGCCGCTGAATGAGCTGCTCGAAATCGTGGGAGCGCTGATAGAAGGCGCATAGGTTGGCGTCGTCAGCGTCCACGAGTCATGGTCGGTGCGGGTCAGTTCGCGCTGCTGATAGCTGCGATGCGTCAGCGTCATCACGTCAGCCGACTGCTTGTATTTCAGAAGCGGGAGGTCAGCGGTCACGTATGGCGTCACAAGCGTATAGACGCGCGCCATGCTGCCGCCGCTGGTGTACGCGGTGAATCCGCTGGTGTCGATGGCGTTACCGTCAACGTCATTCAGCTCGAAAGTATTTGCGCCTGCGTTCACATTCGCCACAACGACCGTCTTGCCGTTCAGCTCGGTCATGCCGACGATGCCGCTAAGCACGAACCAGTCACCGTTCGACGGGTCAGCGCCAACATAGGTGAGCACACCGGTAGCAGCCTGAGTGATGCCGCCAATGTTCTGCGCATCTTCAAGCACGTATGCGCCGTCTTTGATGACGCGCATGTAAAGGTTGCCGAACTCAAGCGCGTAGGTTTGCGTGGTGTTAAATTGAAATGGAATCAGGCGTGTGCGTGCGGCGCTGTTCTTCACCTCGCCCACAAACATGGTGCCAGGTGTGTTCACCAGACCGCCCGCCCGTGTGACAAGAACATTCTCGCCAACCCTTACACCAGAGCCAAGCGCGGCAAGGTCTATACGCCCGTACAATGACGGGGCAACCTCACCCTTGGCAAATGATGGCTGAGGAACCCATTGCGCCATTACGAACCTTCGCCGCCGAGATAGCGCAGATAGTATTCAGGCGTGCCGCCGAGCCGTGCCTCAAGCCAGTCCGGTGCAGCAGGCTCTTCAGCCTCGCCCTCGCTTGCGTCAGCAGCTTGTGCCATGCGCATTGCATTCATGAATTTGGTTGCGGCTTCCTGCGACTTCGACGGCGCGATGGTCGGAGCCAGGCGGTACGCAAGGCCGAATGCGAATGCGTCAATGAAAGTGGCATCAAAGAGCAGATCGTTCTCAACGTCGAACGTGAAAACAAGTACCGCATCTTCTTGGTTTGTGTAGAGCACGCGCGTGGTGCCGTCAGCAGACAGGCCAACCTCGAATGGAATCTTGACGCCAGGCAGCGACGACACGATGTAGCGCGCTTTCACGCAGCCGGTCGGCAGTACATACATATACGTCCACGGCGCTGGGCCATCGCCAAGCAGCGCAAGGTTCACGCGAACGGTCGCGAAGTTCCACGGGTGTGCGCGCAATGTCGCGCGGCGGGCAACGTCATAGTAAAGCTTGCCGTAGCGAGCCTCTACGCTTGCCTCGTCGATAGACTGGATGAATGCCTTGTGGCCTATGCCAGCATACGCAAGGTTCAAAATGGAAACCTTAGACACAGAACGCCCCGCGGCTTGCGATTATCTCAATACGAGAGGCGAGGCATTACGCCCCGCCACCCATTACATCACCTCGTCAGCAGCCGGTTCAGGCTCGGCTACCTTGGGCGTTTCCTTTTTCGATGGCTTCGGCTTGTCTGCCTTGACCTCGATAGGCTCAACAGGGGCCATCCACGAGCCGAGCTTTTCGTTCGCGCCAATGTCGAACTCTTCGCCCTTCTCGCGGATGGCACCGCCGTAATAGCCTTTGCTGGTTGCAACGACCTTCATGCTAACCTCTACAGAGGCGCAGTCTGGTTGCCGGCAGTTACGCCCGCAGTGATCTTACCAGCAGTGAAGTTACCAGCACCGCCTACGGTGTAGTACAGGCGCATGTACTGGTAGTTCACACCTTTCGGGATGTAGTCGAAAGGAATCTGGAAGCCAGCCACCAGCTCGGCCTCGGTGTAAGTACCAAGGCTGATGCTTTTGTCAGGCGTGAACGTGTCAGTGCTGTCGAGTTGGATTGCGATGGTCAGTGTTCCATCCTCAGCAGCAGTGTCGAAGGTTTCCACCACCTGGATCAGCAGCGGCACCGGAGTGCCCTTGCCTTGGTCCATGTTGATGTCAGCCGACGCGCCATAGACACGCCCGTTGTCACCGAAGTCGATGACGTTGGTCGAGGCCGCGCTTGCCGTAATGGCCTGCGCGTTCGAGAGTTGAAGTTTCTTGTCGAAGATCATGGTTCTATTCCTTTCCTTCGATGGGTTACGCTACAGCGGTTTCGGTGTTGAGCAGCGCATCCGTTTCGCGAATCGGAATGCCGCGGTAGGTCATCACTTCCTGACCTTCCACTTCACGACGCTCAAGACGCACGAAGTTGTCCGAGCTGCCCTTGTTGGTGGCCAGCGCGTCCAGAACTTCAAGCATGTCGCGGTTCATGTAGATGACCTGTTTGCCACCGGCCACGCGACGCGATTGCAGCTTGTAGTAAGCATTGCGCATGTAGGTGTAGAGGTCTACAGAGCCGCCACGAGCATTGCTCACGTCGATGTTCGCGATGCGCGCGTTGTAGCGCCAGTCACGTACAGCAACGCCGAGGTGCCAGGTAAACAGTTCTTCTTTGACGAAGTACGGGTTGTTGTTTCCGTCAAGAACACGCTGCTCGCCCTTGTCTTCACGCTTCAGGCCAGCAGTCACGCCCTCGGGGTAGATCATGTGGGTGAAGTTCTCACCCCAAGTCACAAACCAGATCGAGGTCAGGTCGCTGTCCGAACCGCTTGCGTTCACAACCTGGCTGTTGCTCAGGGTGTTATAACGCGAAGCCAGACCCTTGATTTTCTCAGGGGTCGTCGCGGTGTCGTGGTAGAAGAAGCCGGTCGAAACTTCTTGGTTCATTGCCTCAAGGAAGCCGCTGGCTTCGTTCAGGCGAACCTTTGCCGGATTCTTCGAGATGTCCAGCAAGCGCTTATCAACGCTCGACAGGGCTTCAACGAAACCGGTGGTGTCATCGACCTGTTGGGTCAGGCCCTTGCTTTGAGGAATGCCCTGATAGAGAGCGCCCCACGAAACCGAGGGAAGACCGGTGCGGATGGTGTGACGATGCTTCGTGCCCATGTTGCATTCCATGGCAATCGCATCTTCAACGATTGGGTTTTGTTTAGCGAGAACCTCAACAACATCAGCAATGCCACCATCAGGGTCGGTCTGCTTCGCGATGTCGAGAAGGGTCAGGTTGCTGGCGGTTAAAGTGGCCATCACTTACTCCTTAACTTTTTGGTTGATCGTTTGGATAGAGTCGTTGCTCCGCGGTCTTGGCTTTAGCCGCTGGCTTGCCGAAACCTGGAGTGTCCTCGCGTAGAGCCTGGCCAACTTTTGCGAGTGCCTTGAGCACAGCGGGATGGTTATTCCCGCCTAGCTGTTTGATTGCCGCCGAGAAGTCAGCGCCTAAATAGTCACGGCCTACAGCCACCTCGGGGCGCACAGCCTTTGCCGATGCGTCGAAAATATCGGCATCCTTTTTGGCATCAGCGGCCCACTGTTTTTGTGTGGCCTTCCACTGCGCCGCCATCTTCTCACCAACCTTGGAGAGGATTTGCGGCCCAAGCTTTTCGACCAGACCTTGCGCCTGGTCTTTGTTCAGCCCCAGCTCTTTGAAGATGGGCTTGCTAATATCGGCCAGCTCAGCGTCAGCCTCATAGCCCTCGGGAATGGTGAACTCACCGTATTCGTCAGCACCATCGGCTGCGGCTTCAGGCTTCTCTTCTTCGCCAACCTTGCCATCAAGCAGGTCGTCGCCATCGTCAGCGCTCTCAGTCTTTTTCGCGCCAGCGTCTTCAGCACCTTCAGCACCAGCGGCATCGCCAAGAAGATCATCAGCGGCTTCAGTGGCCTCGGTTGCTTCTGTGACTTGCTCGGTTGCGGTTGTGTCTGCTGCTGCGGCTACGGTCATAGATACATCTCTCTATATAGTTTCATGAACCCTTGCGGGTCGTTATCGCGCAGGATTCGAGTAGCCATCAGCCCCACAGCGCGCGCCCCTTCGACGCGACCGGATGCTGCGCCTTCAAACGCGTTGATGTTTTCGAGCTGGCACAGCTTGAGGAACTCCCCCAGAACTGTACGGCCAGACTCCGATGCCAAGACCTCTGAAACGGCAACCGCCAAGCGCTTCTTTTTTTGCGCTTCGGTTTCTTTGCGCCGCCTAGCCTTGTCTTCATCAACGTGTTCAATCTCAGCCATTGCGATTATCTCAACATATCAAACAAGAAGCGCGCTCACAACGCAGGATATTCTGAACGTACAGCCATTAGTGGTTTTGCTTAACGGCGACTAAAGTCACATCAAGGTCAGAGCCGGAACCGCCAGATAGCAGCGGGCGAATGAATGCAGCCTTAGTGTAGACGTGCTTCAAGCCAGCAGAGGTGAATGTTACAGCAGCGCCAGCCTGGTCGGTTGCCGTCACCCAGTTTGAACCGTCATTGCTCGCCTGAATCGTGCAGGTAGCACCACCGAACGTGCCAGTCACCTGTACGCTCGCATGCGCAAACGACGAAGCCGCAACCGGCGAACCATCAGAGTTCGCGTTCGTGATCGTTTCCCAAAGAACTTTCATTGCGCCAAAGCCAAGGTCTTGCGCGACGCCTGCTACTGTTGCCATAAACTACACTCCCAATCTACTTCGCATATTGTTTTGCTTGACTCTCATGCAAGCGGTTGGCGTATGCCGTCGCTGCACTTGGCGTTCTAAATTTACCGAGATGCTTGCCAGTTTTCTTAAACATCTCGATGGCCTCTTTATTCGACACGACACGACCATCATCGCTGACTGTCGGTATGAGTATCTCACCCTCGTCAGTCCCAATAGAAATCGACCGCACTGTGCTTATTGAGCCGTCGCTGTTCTTAGCAATCGGGCGTGCGTTCAGGTCTATGTTACCTTTCTCAATCATACCAGACTCTAATGACTCAGGCTTAGCTGAGGAAGCCGGCGGTGGAGGTGGGGGCGCTGAGTTATTGCCTGCTACGCACATAACTACACTCCCAACATTGCACCCAGAGCGTTCTGCTGCGGGTTGATTTGCGTTTCACTTAAAGCCTTCGCGGCTTCCACTGCCTGTGCGGCCTGCACCTGCTGTTCCATTTGCTGCTGCTGCTGCGCGCGGCCTTCGCGAATTGCATCGCGCTTTTCGACCGGCGTGATGATGCGAACAGGCGCGCCACCCTTGTTGCCGAGAATCTGCGCAGCTTCATCAGCATCAAGATTATCCATCACATCGGGGTTGCCAGTGGCCTGCGCCATCAGCGCAAGGTTCTGCACATAGCCAATGGTGCGGGTCACTTCTTCTTGCTCCTGCGCCTGACGGAAGATCGAGAGGAATTGCACCTCAAGCTTCACGTCTTGCAGCTCAGGCGGCGGCGGCGACACTAGCATGGGGTTGCCGTCCATATCCTGCGCGGTCATCATCACATCAAACGAGCGATCAATAAGCGGCTCAAGCACCTCGTCGTTCAGGCGCTCAACCACAGGGCCGAGGCCGATAAGCTTCTCAGCTTTGCGCTCGATGATTTCAGTCGCGGTGATTTGCCCTCGCTCCATTTGGTGAAGCATCAGGAACAGGTCTTTGTAGCATCCGTGCTCGATGCGCTGCTGCACTTCCTGAATGTCAGCCACAAAATGCTGAAGGTTCGGCTGCACGGTCTGCGCCGGCGTTGCGTTCACGCCCTGCCCCATACCGTCAACGAAATTCTGTGTGCCAGGGTCGAGCGAGTATGCAGCCCCGCCGTGCTTCATCGCGCCAGGCAGGTTCACCGCAGGGTCAATTTGCTTGTCAACCGCGCGCGCCTTTTTCTTTGTCATGGCTTGCAGCGAGATGGCATCGCCAAGCACGTCACTGCCTGGGTGTCCCGTCCCATATGCATCACGGCCAATGACTTTCCATCGCGGGCACATGAATGGTTTGCTGTCGAAGCCCTCGGTCGCGAGAATTTCGTCTGCGTTCGAGCCTTGCTCCCACCAGATCGAGCGCCACGGTTTGCCACGCCAGCCGAATAGGCCAGGCATGAACTCGTCATTCGGTTCGATCATGTGGCAGACAACTAGCGTCGAATCGAGCTGGCCACGGTTGTAGAGATTGCGGGCCGAACGCGAGAGCTTCTCAACGCCAAAGCGGCGGGCTGCCTGCCCTACCGTCCACTGCATCTCACGCACCATCGTGCTGATTTCATCGCGGTCATCAGACGCCAGCCAGTATTCACCAATCGTCAGGCCGTAGCCGCGGATAATGTCTTGCCGGTCTTCGTACAGCATGATGACGCCAGTGCCGAAGGTGCCAAGCTCCTCGTAGCAATTCGACAGTACGTTGTAGACGTTGCTGTTCGCAAACATCCCAGCCATGCGGTTCTCGACTTCTTCAAGCCAAAGCTTGATTGAGCCGTGCTTCATCATGTCGGGGTCTGGCGTGGTCAGCTTGAACCACGGGCGAGCTGGCGAGGTGATGCCAGCCATGAGGCCAGATGCCAGCGTGCGCATCGCGTAGGTCGCGGTGCCATCGTAAATCTTACGGGGGCGCTTGGTTCCTCGGTTGGCCTCAGTCGTCAGCCATCGGCCTCGGGTCGGCAGAATGAAGTCCTGCTGATCTTTCCAGTCGGATTCCCACGGCGTGCGGTCAGCCTTCATCGCCTCGAGCCGGCGTTCAAGATACTGCCGAGGCTTTGATTTGTAGCTGAAGTCAGCCATTCATTACCACCTACTCAGCCGCAATCGCGGAGCCGAGAGAAACAGCAATGCACGCGCTACCCGCGTCACCATCAGAGAAGTATGCAATGCAGCCAGCGAACTCGGTTGCGTCCGGCTGCGTGGCCACGGTGTAAACCGGCAGCTCAAGCGGCAGCTCGATGGCAATGCGGTCATCACCAACAGTGGCAACCGTGTTACCAAAGCGGTCTTTGGTTTCGCTGATCGTCATCGCACGCGCAGTCAGCGTGTACGTAATCTCATCTTCTTCTTCTTCAGGGTCAGTGACCAGCGCGCGGAGGCGGTAGTTCGTCGGCTCGTTGATGTCGTTGGCGTACAGTGTGGCCGTAGTGTCCACAGCGTATTCGTTCACCTTGTCCCATACGTTGAGGCTGGTGCCACGCTCGACAACAACCTTCAGACCCGCATAGGTGCCTGAAAGCGTTAGGTCTACGAATTGGCCAGGGTAGACTGTGACAAGCGCCGATGCGCCTGCCGCCGTGAATGTTCCGCTTGCGCTCGTTGCCATGGCTTGCCCCTACTGTCCGATAAGTTTCTTTTGCATCGTGTTTGCTTCGCCGGTCACACCCATGGGGCTAGTGGCGACGGTTGATGCCGAACCTGCTGCTGCACGAGCACGGCTACGTTCATCGGTACGTGCGCGCTGCACGGCTTCATCAGCCTGCTTCGGCGGTGCGGGCGGCTTTACAGGTTCAGGCGGTGGCGGGGGCGCGGCGGGCGCAGAGAACATGCACATAGCTAAACTCCAAGGATTACGATGATTGCGGTCAGGTAGCCGGCAGCTACCGAGAGCGCTGGCAGTGTTTGCGATAAGCGCCAAAGGCCGTAGAGCTTCTCGTACTCTTCGCCCTTCTCTTCGCTGTATGCCATGAGCTTCGTGTAAAGCTCTTCGTGCATGTACGCGCTGGCCAGCGACAAGACGCCAAAGATGCCAGGGATAATGCCCGCGTCGATGCGGCGGCCAAGAAGCCAACCCGAGATAACGATGAGCAAAAGCGTCAGGATGTAGCCGATGACGAGTGCGTTAATTGAACGATTGTACATGCATGCTCCGTTGCGATTTCCTCAATATGCCAGAATTGCGGCAAGGCAACAACGCAGGATATTCCTAACATTGATGGCTACACAGCGAACGGGTCGTAGTCAGGTCGCCGCGACTGAGTGCGTGGCGCTGCGCCGTACACCGACTGAGCAAGCACAGGGAATGCAAACGTCAGTGCTAAGGCATCAGCTCGGTTGGGCGACGGAAGGCCGCGGTCTTTGAGCGCCTCTTTTGGCTCAAGCTGAATCTTGCCGTCCATGCGCGGCACGGTTTCAATGCCGGTCAGGTCGTCGCGCAGCACGTTGTCTTTGGGTATTGCACCGCCAGACTTCAGCCAGTCGCGCATCTCGCCCCACATTTCAGCACGCTTGTTCAGGTAGCCGGCGCTGGTCGGCTTGCCCGAGAACCAGACGATTTGCCAGCCACGCCCCATGGTGCTGCCTGCTGACACGATGCCAGTGCCATAGCCGCCATCGACAAACACGGCCTGAGCTTTGTGCTCGTCTTGCAAGCGGGCGAGAATGTTGGCCACATGCACATCGTTGTCGTTCTTCGGCATGGTGAGAAGAACCTCGCTAAAAAGACCCTGACGCTTGACAATCACCAGCTCGTCATCACCAGACCATGCAGGGTCAACGCCGAGAATGACCGGCGCGAAGTCGTATTGCTCTTTGCGTAGGAAGCGGCCAAATGCTGCATCCACATCGGCTTCGGAGATGAACTGCTTGGCTGACATCGAGGGGAATACGCCGCGAACACGCACCTTCACAAAGTCTGAGTCTTCGCCGTAATCCTCAACCCACTTGGCGATCTGCACCTTGTTCGTGCCATCGACCGTGCGGCTGTCGATCTGCCTGTTCACCCATCGGTGCTTCCATCTGCGGAAGCACTCACGGAAGCGACCAGTTGCCCGTGTTGGGTTACCAAATGCAATCCAGATGATTTCGGTGCCCTCGTCGGTCAGCGCGCCTTCTGCCACCTCCCACACCTTGTCAGCGATTGCTGAGCCTTCGTCGAAAATGAGGATGATGCGCTTGCCCTCGTTGTGAAGACCAGCGAACGCCTCGGTGTTGTTCTCGCTCCACGGCACAGCGTCGGCGCGCCATGAGCGGTCATGCTGCGGGTCGGTCGAGAAGATTGCGGTCGCTGTGGGTTTGAACCAGTGGTTGTTCTCGCCAAGCCTGAACCACTTGGTGATCTCAGGCCAGGTCTTTGTCATGAGCTGCTTCTCGGTGTTCGCCGTAACGACCACCTTGCAGTCTTCGCAGGTAGACATGCCCCAGTGCGTCACCTGCCCGATGAGCGCTGACTTGCCAATGCCGTGGCCGGATGCGACTGAGATGAGAAGAGGCTGGTGCCGTGTTGCCTTATTGCGCAAGTGCTTGCCGATGACGCCAAGGATGTCATCCTGCCACTCGCGTGGGCCATTGCTGTTCGACAGCTCGCCTTCGCCCCATGGGTAAGCATAACGCACAAAGCCACGAGGGTCGTGGGTATAGCGCGCGATGTCTTCGATTAGCTGCTGCTCGGGGTCAACCGCCATGGGCTATACGAATGCGGCACCAATCAGCATGCCGATGACGATGATGGCCAGCACAGCGACGGTGCCAGCGGTTACGAGCAATAGGTCTTTAAGCATCATCATCCTCACCCTCGGCAGCTTTTGCACGAGCACGCGCCTTTGCAATGCGGTCAGCAAGGGCAACGGTTCCGCTGTGCTCGATTTGTTCTTTGAACGCTTGTACAGCAACGTGCTTACCAAGCAGCTCAGTGCGCTTGATGCGACTATCAAGCTTGATCTTGCGCGTGTAGCCAATCAGGTTGCCCTGCTTGTCGCGCTCCTCGAACGTGTCGATGCCCTGCACTAAGCCCTGACGCCAGATTAGCGGCCATTGGCTTGGCGGTTTGATTGCACCGGTTTCGTCGTACAGGTCAGAAATATCGGCCTCAGCTTCAGCGGCCAAACGCTTGAGCACCCACGCCGCGTCAATCTTGGCTTCCCGCGCAACTTCAGCCATCCCCTCAGCAATAGCCTTAGCAACTTCAGGGTACTTCATGATGGCAACAGCCTGCTGTTCTGCGGACTTCGCGCTATAACCAGCTTCAATTGCCGCCTGCTTGCCATTGCGACAAATGAGGTATCGTTCAACGAACAGCCTGTGCTTTGGGTTAAGTGCCATGCCATCAGAATAGCATTGCTTGCGATTTTCTCAACGATGGATAATCCGAACAAAAACGGCTGTCCCACCGTCCCCATCTAGTCCCCGTTTAGATTGTCAGAACATGGGACAGAAAAAACCCAATAACTCCAATATATTATATACTATGTCCCTCTTGTCCCTCTTCTATTTGGTAAAAAGGTATAATGGTTGGTAGTGGGTATATGCATGTTCACATAATCATTACAGTATGTAGAAGTATCCCATTTCTGTGGTGTCACCATGAGCTATGTCTCGGGACAGGGACAGGGACGAATAAACCATTGTAAAACCTCAATTCACAAACAATCCGCTAACGTAACGATATTTGGCGTTGCGGTTATCTCAATGCTCATGTAGCTTCAATTTACAAATTCTATAATAAGAAACGGAGTCGTTAATGCGTAAATTTACACGCGAACAGAGGTGTGATGCGGCGCTAATTTGTCGTCGCTGGAGAATGGAAAAAGGTCTATCCCAGTATCAGGCTGCTAAGATTCTCGAAACACACGCGCCAATTATTTCGCTAGCCGAGAGCGCAGATCATCGCTGCCCAAAGTGGCTCGTCGCTACATTCTTATATGGGATGGGTGATTTATGAGCCTCTACGATACCGACAAAATCCGCGCAGACTACCCTGTGAGCCGTGCCGTTGAGGCTGCTGGCATCAAGCTCACGCGCGACGGGCAAGAGTTCAAGGCATGCTGCCCCTTCCACAAAGAGCGCACACCCAGCTTCACGATTAACGACGCAAAGGGCTTCTACCACTGTTTTGCGTGCTCAGCCCACGGCGACGTGGTGGACTTTGTGAAGGCATATCACAGCGTCAGCTTTCGCGAGGCATGCGCCATCATCACTGGCGACGAACCGGCACCCGAGGGTGAGCGTGAAGAACGAGCAAGCAAGGCTGTAGACGTATATGCTGGCCTGACTGGTTTGCCAGCGCCGCAGGAAGTATGGCAAGCGGGCAAGCGCACACCTCTTATATATAACCCCAAGCGCGCCGATGACGAGAAGCGCCGCTTTGTACGCTACACGCCAAGCATGGTGTTTCCCTATCGCAAGCCATCGGGCGAGATAGGCGGCTACGTCCTGCGCATCGACCTTGATGGCGGCGGCAAGATCACCCCAACCATCCGCTATGCACAATTGCCAGATGGCACCGAAGGCTGGACGCACTGGGCTTTCAAAGACCCGCGGCCACTATACGGGCTGGACAGAATGGCAGCAGCGCCGAACGCTCAGGTGTTCGTGTGCGAGGGTGAGAAGGCAGCCGATGCCTGCGCGCGCCTGCTTGGCGTTGTCGCTGTGGCGTGGCCAGGCGGTACGAACGCGGTTGAGAAGGTGAACTGGCCGTTGCTGCGCGGGCGCAAGGTCGTGCTGTGGCCGGATGCCGACCCCGTTGGTTGGGATGCGATGCAGCGTGTGGCTGTTGCCCTGCAAGGCATTGCCGCCGAGGTGAAGATCATCGACAGCCGCGACCATGCCGTGAAGGGATGGGATGCAGCCGATGCCGAAGCCGATGGCATGAGTAAAGCCGACGCACTGGCGTGGGGCAAGGCACGTATAAGCATATGGCGGCCAGAGATGGCAGCCAGTGAGGGGGATGCCTCTACCCGTAAGGATGAGGTTGCGAGTGCGCACGCATTGGCTGGAAATGGTCAGCCATCCCCCAACCCTACCCCAAGTGTTGAGATAAAAGCAACGCAGCAAGAGAAGCCAGAACCAGCGCCCGAGCCTAAGAAAAAGCCAAAGCCGCGCCTGACAGTGATCGAGGCAGGTGAGCCGCACCCAGACCTGTGGCGCAACCGGCTGGTGGTGAAAGAAGACGGCGCGCCAAAACCACGAAGCGTCGAAAACGGCATGCTGACTTTGCAATACCACGACGCCATGGCCGGTTCGCTGGTTTACGATGCCTTTGCCGATATGGTCATGTTCACCCGCCGCCCGCCATGGGAGAAAGAAGATGGCAAATGGCACCCCCGCCCTATTCGCGATGATGATGCCATCGCATGCGCCGGTTGGCTTGAGCGACCCGAGGCAGGCTCGCTAGGCTTGAAGCCGCACGAGGTGCAGGCATGCATGATGCGCGTGGCGAAGGCGAACGAGGTAGACCCAGCGCGCGAGTGGCTTGAAGCACAGGTGTGGGATGGCACCGAGCGCATAAACCACTGGCTTAGCGACTTTTGCGAGGCCGAGAGCACAGCGTTCGTCACCACAGTGGCGCGCAAGTTCCTTATCAGCGCCGTGAAGCGTGTGATGGAGCCAGGCTGCAAGGTCGATGCGATGCTTATTCTCGAAGGCTCACAGGGCTTGGGCAAGTCAGCGGCATTGCGCGTGCTGGGCACATGGGGTGGCCGTTCGTACTTCACCGACCAGGTGGACGACATCAACAACAAGGACGCGTTGATTCAGATTCAGGGTGTGGCCGTGATCGAGTTCGCTGAGATGGACACGCTCAATAAGGCTGACACCGACAACATCAAGAAGTTCATCACCCGTCAGGTTGACCGCTACCGACCGCCCTATGGCCGTGTGCTGGTAGACAGACCACGCCGCTGTGTGTTCGCCGGCACCGTGAACCCAGGCGGCAACGGGTACTTGAAAGACCCCACAGGCGCGCGCCGGTTCTGGCCAGTGGCCGTGGGAAATATCGACCTTGATGGGCTGGCCAAGGCAGTGCCGCAGCTTTGGGCTGAAGCCGTAGCCGCATGGCGTGCGGGCGAGCGCAACTGGATTGACGACCCCGAGGTGATGAAGCTGGCGAGCGACGAGCAAAGCGCACGGTATGAAGACGACCCGTGGGCTGAGCTGATCGACCGCCACCTGCTGCATGTGGATGCCATCACCATCACCGAGCTGATGGAGAAGCTTGACATCCCACCAGAGCGTCGCGACCGGCGCGCATCAAACCGCATTGGCGCGCACCTGCGTCATCGCGGCTGGTCGAATCGCAAAGACTACCGCCCTCACCCACGGGCTAACCCTCAGCGTCGATTCTATGCGCCGACAAGCAACCTCGTGGATGAGCAAGGCGAGATCGAGTTCACTTAAACAACAACGGAGATAGCATGTTCAATTTATTCAGATGCAAAAACTGGGATGACCTCCCAAAACCGCACCTAGATTATTACATCTTTGAAAAGTGCGGCAAATACTACGTGGTGCACAAATCGTGGGCCATCGACAAGCTCTATGGTCAAGACGTTTACCCGCGAGGAATTGTGACGAGCACCTGGCCGCCGCAGGATGCCACGATTTTGGCACGTGAATGCATGGTGCCAACCATCGAAGAAGCGCGCGACATTATCAAGCGCCACAAAGAGCACAACAAACAAGCAACCCTAGTAGAAATAGTAACGGAGTAACACATATGAAACGCATTAAACGCATCGTCGCTGTGACGGGCAAATACACTGACCGCGACGGCAACGAGAAAAACCAGTACGCAACCATCGGCGGCCTGTTCGAGCGAGAAGATGGCACACAGGCGATTAAGATCGACAACATCCCAGTTGGCGGTAGCTGGAACGGCTGGGCTTCACTTTTTGAACTTGAAGACCAGCGCAAGCCAACGGCGCACGACGAGGCAAAGGCGAACGGCTATCAGAAGCAGGTTGAAGACGAGATACCGTACTAAAGGAATCGGTTGGTGCTGATCCTCTGGTCGCACGGCGCGACATCGTACTCAGCCTCCCGAGTTTGCCGAACCGTGGTGATTTGTCTTCGGCACTCAGTAGGGCAATGCCTGGCACCGTAAACATAAGAGGCCAAGGCTGAGAGCCGCACTCACACTGGGTTACAGGGATGTGAAAATAATCCTTGACTGGCATGAGTGTTGAGATTATCTTAACACGACCAGACACACAGGAGGAACTTATGACACAAGAAACCAAACACACGCCTAAACCCTTTTTACTCAGCAAAGAGCATTACGAACTTATTGCCCAGTTTGAGAAGGAATTTAAGGGCTGCCGTCTGGACAAAGAAGAAAAGTCGTTTTGGTCAAAGGGAAATATTTTCCAGAGCGGCGAAGTCAATAATTTGTTTTTGGCATATCGTCGTGGCTATGCACTCGCCAAAGCACGCGGGGAGGCATAGCCATGACACGCTTACTCAACATCACATTGCTAGCACTGCTTATAGCCATGCCGTTTGCGGCTGATATTGGCTACAGCAAATGGGTGAAAATGGAGCAGGAACGCAATCAGTAGGAGGATTTGTGTCTAAGAAATTTGAACTAACATCGGAAACGACAATTCATTTCGGAAAGAAATTATACCGCATCAAGGCGCTGGTGTCATTTGGCAACGTTGCTGCTGGCGATCTAGGTGGCTTTGTTGAGAAAGAAGAAAACCTAGAGCAGCACGGCAATGCTTGGGTGTCCGGCAATGCTCAGGTGTCCGGCAATGCTTGGGTGTACGGCAATGCTTGGGTGTCCGGCAATGCTCAGGTGTCCGGCAATGCTTGGGTGTACGGCGATGCTCAGGTGTACGGCAATGCTTGGGTGTCCGGCAATGCTTGGGTGTCCGGCAATGCTCAGGTGTACGACAATGCTTGGGTGTACGGCGATGCTCAGGTGTACGGCAATGCTCAGGTGTCCGGCAATGCTCAGGTGTCCGGCAATGCTTGGGTGTACGACAATGCTTGGGTGTCCGGCAATGCTCGGGTGTACGACAATGCTTGGGTGTCCGGCAATGCTCGGGTGTACGGCGATGCTCAGGTGTACGGCGATGCTCAGGTGTACGACAATGCTCAAATCATCTGGATATCAAAAATTGGCAGCGAATTAGGAACGCTAACCGGCTTCAAAGACAAAGATGGCCAACTGATTTTAACGCGTGGTTGCTTCATCGGAACGGCGGAGCAGTTTGTTGAGGCCGTCAGCGAGAAGCATGGCGACTCAAAGATTGCTCGTGAATATGCCCTTGCAGTCGAGTTGATAAAGCTTCGTCTGTCGGAGGATGTATGACACACCTCACTGTGATCGAAGGCGGCAACAAGCCGCGCGGCAAAGAGCAGGCGCTATCACAATTCGCGCTTGAGTTCTCATTCACCGTGCACGCCTTGCGCACAATCGTCTACGGCGTAGCGCTGCTTTGTCAGCCGGATAGGAACGCCGCTGAGTGGAACGATGTGCTTGAGAGCATGGCCAGACTAACCGAGGCGTCAGAGCGTATGGCACAGGTGTATGGGGGTGAGTGATGACTAACGCACCCACCACGCTCGTTGAACAAATCAAACTACTAACCCGCCTGAAAGACGAATGCCGCCACGAACCTGACCCTATAGTGCGGGAAGCTGGTGAGAATTACTTTCAAGCACGTATTGATAAAATCACGAAGGAGCTGAAACGATGAAACAAGCCATAGAGTGGCATGCCCAGTGCCTGAAAAAACACAGATACTCAGTTCAGAGTATGCGCGAAACAGTGCGGCGTGAGATTGAGGGATTAGAGCGAGCGGAGAAACGACTAGAAGAACACGAGGCACAGTACGCTGAAGCAATCAGGCGGGGCGTAAAAGAATATGATGCAGACAAATTTAACAAAAAAAGGAATAAATCATGACCACTAAACTAGAACGCATTGCTAAGATGGAAGCCGAGCTTGCAGCACTTAAAGCTGATGTGCAGGCAGAGAGTAAACCAAAGACACCGTGCTTTACGCCTGAGGGTGGTGAGCGGCATTCATATTTGTGCGTTGGCTTAGACGGTGCCCACCTCCAATCAGCAACGTCTAGTGTTTGCCCACCCAAAGCAGCATTCCGCGACCAAGCCACAGCCGATGCATACGCAGAAGCATTCAACGTCATGCTTGAACTGCGACTGTATGCTGATGGTGGGGATTGGTACATTTGGTGTGATAGTTGTGGTACGAACTGTTACGCTGAATACTCAGTAACCGACTACTCAGTCCCCGGCGCATTCAGTGGCCGCTACTCATCCCGCGAGCAAGCCGAACTGTCCTTTAAATCCGTAGGCGAAGCACGCATCATTGCTGCAATCAAAACACTGTGCGGGGCTGTATGAGTGACGAAGATTCAGGCTACCTAGTTGGCAACGATGATATGTCGGTAGCTTTCACCGATGAGGAAAACATGGCGATTGCGTCAATCAAGCCAGATGCATTGCGGCCAGTTCTTAGCGATGAACAATTCACCGCGCTAACCAAGCTTATTAGCTGCATAAGCGCATGCGTATTTATGAATCAGGGAGGGCAGAAACAATGACAATCGACACTAAACAATTGGCGCAAGATATAGCGCGGGTGATGAGCATTGCGCATAAAAACCCGCGAGGCAAAAGTGAACTTGAGGCGGCTGCACTTTACCATGAAAAAAGACTTGGTTTGCAAGCCGAGATTCCAACCATGCTTGACATCATCCGCCGCCAGCAAGACGTAATACGTGAGTTGGTTGGTGCAATGCAGAAGGCAAAAGAAGACGGATGTGTGAAATATTTAGACACGTGCGACGATGGTGGTGAGTTTTGGCACTCGGCCCTCGCACTTGCCGAGCCGTTGCTAGGGGGTGAGTGATGCAAACTATGTATTTTATTTTTGTGACGGCTGTTTGCCTCTGGATATGGTTTGGGGTGTAGCCATGAGCGAGCAAACCATACACGCCATTGCAGCGGCTCTAACAGTCCTAGCCCTGCCGTGTGTACTTTTGATCGGGCTGATGGGGGGAATGTGATGAGTAAAATTTGGAGGCGACTATTTCCTGTGCGCGAGAAGTATATTCCGTATGAAAGCGGAAGCGTTATTTCGCATGTGCAGCCATATCGTGACTGCGTGCTAGTCATCACGAGTTACGGTGCGATGTATTGTGTACAGTGGGCTGATATTGCGCACAGCTTCGTCGTGACCAAAATCACGGAGTTCCGCAATGACTAAACCAATCAACCTAACCGAAGTGCTGGAGCGGATGAAGGAATACAACGGCACACTATATGACTACACCGCTGGTGCTTATTGCGGCGTTTTAGTTACTGAAAAAGTAATGAAGAAGCTTGCAAAATTACAAGCCGAGCATTTGGCAAAAATAAAACGCTTATTAGGTGATTCAGTGGGCGAGGTTTTTCCATCATCATGGACGCTTCATTACCCGAATGGCGAGCAAACAATTGTACGCTATATTGATGGTTCTGCCGATTTATCAGAGCGCATTGACCTCGCGGTTATTGGCAGTCAACCAAGGGCATGTCATCCAGTGTTCTTTGCCGACAGCATGGATGAAGCCAGAAAACTTGCCGATGAACGACACGCCGCGCAGGCACATGGGGTGAAGGAGTAGTGGTATGGCCAAGATAATAACGAGAAAATGCCAACGCTGTAAGTGCGAATTTGAAGCGCGTGAGGCTGACGTGAAGCGCGGCTGGGCAAAGTTCTGTTCTAAATCCTGCAAAGCAATCAAGCAGACATACGGCAAAATGGCATTCAAGGAGCAATTATGAACGAACTAAAACAATCAATGGCTAAAGCGATTTTCCCCTTCGTATCTGACAACCCAGATAACGACCATCACAGGGCTTTGGCTGGAGCCATAGCACAAGCCATACTCGACATGCCTGAGATTAAGCAGGCACTACAAAACACCGTCGCGTTAGATGGCGGTGTGACTATGGGGGATGCCTCTACCCGTAAGGATGAGGTCAGCAGCACTGCTGCTTTTGTTACGTCCCCCACCAACCCCCGCGATTGTAAAGAGTGTGGGCAATCTGCTCGCGGTGGAGTGCACCACTGCCAGCCCACCTACACGCACGAGCAGGTCATGAGGCCAACCATGACAACGGATAACACACGCGGCAAAGTGAAGGTGCCTAGTGGTGTGGTTGAGCGGGCGTTAAAACAGATTCCAACGGAAAACGTGAATATGAGTGCACGCGATGCTAGACGCATTGTAACGGAATTAGCAGCAGCACTCGACCACGAACGCGCACGGCTTATGCCAGTGCTGGAACAGGTGAGGGAGGCTTTGTCATTTATTCAGATGGTCGGGATAGAGCCAAATGACTTGCCAGACAATATAAGACTACGGCAATCGGCAACTATGGCCACCAAAGCACTCGCAGCGATTAACGAAGTGTTGAAGGGGTAGGGTGATGCTGAGTCCACGCATATTATTTGGTGATACTACACGCCTGATAAAAGTTGGCATGCATAGACAGGCGGCTTTGTGGTTTGGCTTTAATGTCTGGGCTTGGGTTGCGAGAGTGCCTGTGTTTATTATCGTCGCTCCCTTGGTTTTAATTCATCTAATAGCAGAAGGCATTGTTGAATGGCTGCGCTCAAGCCGCGTGAAGCGTTACTATGTTGCGTTGGACGATAAAGAAGATCGCTGGCGCGATGAATTGCGCAAAGAATATATAAAACGCAAGGAGTCCGTATGACCGATAACCACTATGCGCTTTTCAAAGATGGGAAGCAGATAAGCAAAAAACACGCTTCACGGCAAGTTGCTTTAATAGAAGCCTATGAACGTGGCGCTATTGTTCATTACTCGGCTGATTTTATTGGCGATGCCAGCGGCACTGAAATGATTGGTGGCTACGAAATACGGGAGGTTCAGAATGACCGATAACCAAGAGCTACTGCCATGCCCTTTTTGTGGTTCGACAGATGTTGACCCAACTGGTGTTGCTTCATTCAAAGATAATGAGAAAAACAACCCTGATGGAAGCCCACGTAATTGGTATAAGGCTAAGCCAGAATGGATAGAGCATCGCCCCGCGTGCAATAATTGTGGCGCTAGCACAGATAGTGATTGGAACACCCGCCCCACACAGCCGCAGGGCGACGTGGTGGAGCTTAGAGGTGTTGCAGAAGTTCTAGCCGAAACAAAGGAAGAAGGCATAGGTTTCTGGCGAACCTGCACCGGATGCTATGAAGGCGTAGACGGGCAAAACGTTCATGGCTACCAGCACAGCAAGGTGTTCGAGTGCGTGATCGGCATGGGTTGTCGTGAATGCGGTGGAATTGGCGCGACATGGGATACGACAGATTATGAAGAGATGGCTAAAAGCATGATTGCCGATGATATATCCGCCATGCCGCAGATGCCGGAGGAGGATGAAATCGAGAAGGCATTACGCTATCTTTTCCAAGTGGGTTATAACGTAGGCCACGGCGATTGTGTTCTCGGTAAGCCTTTCAATAATGATGCAGGCAAAGAATATGCGATATTCGATACGCGAGAGCCGGAGTCATCCACGCTTCGCGCCCTACTCAAACACATGCGGGGTGAGTGCCGTGACATTGCGCCACGCGAAAATTAACTTTTGATTCCGAATTGTTATGCACCATCTCTCTATGTAATTTTACACATGGGAGAGATCATGCGCTGGTTGGAAGGCATCAAGTGCGAAGACGGACTTGAAGAAGCTAGTTGCGGCAGGCTTGTTTCCTACATCAACGGCGACACACAGATTCAGCTCGCCGGTTTCTTTACTCCGTGTGAACTGTGTCGCCTGGCATGGTTTGTAAGATGGCAAGGGCAGCCTCCTCAGAACGCGCAACCCCAGCAATGCCCCCAGCAGTGCGCACCGCCTGAATAAAGGAAAGCTGCGCATCAGTAGCGCGCCCTTTATCCTTCACCTCAACAGCAACGAACACGGCCAAACGCGCACCGACCATCTCGGGCGTGACCGTAACCGTGCGCCATCCAATGAGATCACTGCCGCCTGGGTTGGCGACCCCGTACCTTACCCACTGCCCGTTCTTATCCTGCAACGCGCCGCAGTTATTGCGGAACATCCGCACAGCGCCACGGCTACACGCGAGCATAATACGCTTGAGAATGGCAGACTCAGACACCGCACCTCTCAGGGCCGGCGCACCACCATGTTCCAAGTAGGTGTTGATATGGCTTGCCCGCCCCCGCTGCGTTGAGAGCTGCACGGTACTGCACACCAACACCGAACGCCGGCATGTCACAGCCACACCCAGCGCACACGCGGCGAATAATAACCGTGCCAGACTCAGCGCGTCGGGTTAGGCGGGGTGATGTGATTTTATCAACGGTCATGGCGCAGCATTACCTACCTATCGCGCTCAAAACCCACGCAGCGAACTTCCCAGGGTCAGGCTTCCCGATGCTGCTTGCGTAAGCCACCAGCTCACCAAGCGTAGCCTCACTGCCCTTGCGCGCGCGGTGATAATGCGCCGCCCAGAATAGCGGGCGCTTGTAGCCCCTGCCCTCACCCACAGCGACCAGCTCAGCGAGCGACTCGCACTTGCGGTTCTCGATCACACGGCGTTTGCGCGCGGCCTCAAGGTCAACCTCGACCAACTCAGCGTCCACAACCTCAGGCTCACGAGCTTGCACCACATATTCGTGGCCGCACTCGGGGCACTTAGGCGCAGGCGCGTGCGCGGCGTAGCAGCTTGGGCACTGGCGCACAGCGGGTCCACTATCCACACCTTTGCCCCCAGCTTTCTTTGCCCGACCCTCTAGGCTCCATTCCCGTTCATCGTCAGGCAGGCCGTGGCGCGCGATGTTGCCGGCGTGGTCGAGAATGAGCGCCTGCTTCTTGCCCGCATCAGGTCGAAGGCACCGGCCAACCTGTTGCAGATATAAGCTGAGCGACTGCGTGGGGCGAAGGAGAATGGATACCTCAAGCTGCGGAAGGTCGAACCCTTCACCGAATAAATCGACGTTGCAAAGAACCTGTATCTCACCGCGTCGGAAGGCCGCGATAGTCTGCTTGCGAACCTCAGGCTGCGTCGTGCCATCGAGATGCACCGCGACAACACCAGCCAGCCGGAACTGTTCAGCCACATGCTGCGAATGCTTGACTGACACACAGAACGCAACCGCAGACTTGCCGCGAGCCAGCTTCAGATAATGCTTGATCGCGTCACCCGTGATGGTGGGCTTATCCATCACGCTTTCATTCTCACCTCGGGCGTAGTCGCCCATACGCTTTGTCACGCCAGCCATGTCAGGCGCGGGCGGGGCAAAGGCTCGGTACTTGCTGAGGTAACCATTCTCTATCAGCCACGGCACGCTTGGGCCGCGCACCATTGCGGCAAAAAGATCATCAAGACCCTTGCCATCAAGGCGCTCAGGCGTAGCGCTCAGACCCACATGCTTTGCCTGCGGGTTGGCTTGCATCACCCGCTTCCAGCCAGCGGCGGCGGTGTGGTGGGCCTCGTCCCACACAATAAGGTCGGGCGCGCGGTAGCGGCTCATACGATTTTTTAAGGTGTCTATGCTGCAAATCTGCACCGGCATGTTCGGGTTCACAGGCCAACCTGCTGCAATCACACCATAAGGAATGCCGACCTTATCGAAGGTACGCGCGGTTTGCTCTACCAGCTCAGCGCGGTGGCAGTTGAACCATGAGATGCGACCACGTGAAGATGCCGAGCCAAGCATGTGCGCAGCAAGCGCAGTCTTACCAGCACCAGTGGGTGCCTGAATGAGAACCGAGTCATTGTGCCGCAGAAGGCCGCGCGCCTCCGCAATCATCGCGTCCTGATATGGGCGAAGCTGAAATGTCACAGCCCATTCAACTCTTCAAACGAAAGGGCTGCGCCGCGACGCCGCGCCTCCATCACCAGAAACGCATGGTGGCGGGTAGGAATCTTGCCGTCTTTGCGGGTTTCCCACTCGCGTGGGCAGGTGCGGGTTACGCCACACAGCCGCGCCAGTTCGGCCTTCGACCCAATGTCAAGCCGTTTCATTACCAATTTGACTACCGTCATAAAAACTCACCAGTTAGATTTTCACAACCATACCATTTCGTAAATCACAACGCAACATTATTGACATTTTACCGACACTTACTCTATGATACCTGACCCTAACCAAGGAGGCCGAACGTGGCCATCAACGGCAAGTGGTTTCGTGCGAAGCTGGTCGAGAAATCCCGAAGCCAAAGGCAGCTTGCAAAGCACCTCGGGCTAGACCCCGCCGCCATCACCCTCATGCTTCGCGGCGACCGCCGCATGCAGCTAGACGAAGCCAAATCCATAGCCGCTTTTATAGGTGAACCGCTGATTGATGTGCTGCGTGCCGCTGGCCTGCCACTGCGCCAGTCTGGTAGCGCGTCCATCGGAATGACACCCATGCCAGAGAGCGCCGCCGACAGCGCAACCGTTCGTGATCTTGTGCGCAAATATAACGGGCTACTGGCTGAGGCCGAGAAGGTTGCGCGCGCTATTGAGGTATTGAAATCATAGGCCGCAAACTTTCCTGTTGACTATTGCGAATGTTGAGATAATCTCAACGGCGCAATATAGCACAGGAGAGAACATGAAAGTAATGCCAGTTGATACCCTAGCAGCGCGCATGGCCGAAGCGGTCATCATCGTCGCCTCACATCAAGGGTATCGCGCCCCCGCCAAACCAGACATCGAAACCCTACGCGCACTCATTGCCGACTGGGTAGATGCCAACCTAGGACCAGCGCGCGCCGAGGTGCACACCATTGCCCGCGCACCGCTTGCTATGGTGGAGGGTTAGATGCAACCAGGTATCTACAGCGATCTAAGCAATGAGCAATACCACGGCGGCGAAGGCATCTCGAAGTCTGGCCTGTGGAAGCTGCACACCAAGTCGCCCGCGCATTACCGCGCCGAGGTGATGGAAGAAACCGACGCAATGAAGTTCGGAACCGCAGCGCACATGGCGTTGCTTGAGCCGGAAAAGCTCGAACGATTTTATGCTCGGCTGCCTGATGCTTACGATGGGCGCACCAAGGCTGGCAAAGACCTGCTTGCAGCCATCGAGGCATCGGGTGTCGTGGCACTCAAGGCCGCTGAGTTCGATGCTGTGCTTGCCATCCGCGACAAGCTGCACGCCGAGCCTCTTATTAAGAAAGCGCTGGCCGGTGCTCAGTTTGAATATAGCGCGTACTGGATTGACGATGTGACCGGCGAACTATGCCGCTGCCGACCGGATGCATATAACCCAGGGCTGCGCCTCATGGTTGACCTGAAGACCACCGTAGATGCCAGCCCGTCAGCCTTCCCTAAGTCGGTGGCTAACTTCGGCTACCACATGCAACAAGCATGGTATCGCGACGGGTGGGAAGCAGCAGGTGGCGGCGAGGTCGATGCGTTCGTGTTCATCGCGGTCGAGAAAACCGCGCCGTTCGCATACGCCATCTATGACTTGAACCCCACCGACGAGGCTATTGGCCGCATGCTGTGCCGAGAGGCGCTGGACAAATACGCCGCATGCAAACGCGCCGATGACTGGCCAGCCTACCCAACCGGCGTGCAGTCCCTATCGTTGCCCGCGTGGGCACGACCAGCCATGCCTGAAGCATTGATCTAATCACAACAACGGAGAGAATAATGACTGAGAAAGTACACCCAATCGTAGAGTTCAAAGGCGAGCTTGAGAAACGCTCAGGCGACTTCAAGGCTGCCCTGCCCGCGCACATTCCCGCCGAGCGCTTTATTCGCACCACCGTCACGGCAATCCAAAACAGCCCTGACATTCTCGAATGCACTAAGGCCAGCATCCTCACGTCCTGCATGAAGGCAGCGCAGGATGGTCTGGTGCTTGATGGTCGCGAGGCAGCACTTGTCAAGTACAATGTGAAGGAAGGTGACAAGTGGGTGGCCAAGGCACAGTACATGCCTATGATCGCCGGCGTGATGAAGCTGGTGCGTAACAGCGGCCAGCTCAGCAGCCTCACTGCACAGGTTGTCTATAGCGGCGACAAGTTCTCATACAACCCCGCCAGCGGCGAAGCGCCAAACCATGAGCCAGACTGGTTCGGCAAGCGCGGCACCGTCATTGGCGTATATGCCGTAGCCCGCCTGAAAGATGGCAGCGTTGTGGTCGAGGTGATGAGCCGCGACGATGTGGAAGCAATCCGCGCGCGCAGCAAGGGCAAAGACAAAGGGCCATGGGTAACTGACTGGAACGAGATGGCGCGCAAGACCGTCATTCGCCGCATCAGCAAGTACCTGCCAAAGTCTACCGACCGCGACGACGACGCGCGGTTGTTCTCGGCAATCGAACGTCATGATGAAGACTTCGACTTTGAAGCAGAGGCCGAGCCAGCCACCGCGCCAAAGCAGAAGCGCAAGCGCGCGGCTGAAATTCTCTCAGGCGCAACGGTTGAGGTGAACCCCGAAACCGGCGAGATCATCGACGCACTTGGGTCAGTTACCGAACCGACTGACAGCGACGTGATGTAGTTATGCGCTGGGTTGTCTGGTTTTTCGCTATCTGGATGGCAGTTGCGGCAATGGCCGCGCTGCTTTCCGGCTGCGAAATTGAAAGCGACAAAGTAACCCCAACGTCAGTGTGGTTCGTATGACCAGGTACTACATGCCATCACCACTGCACGCCTCGATCATGCGCGGCACCTACGGCATGCGGTTTCAGCGCATAGGCGAAGACGGTGAAACGCACGAGATTGCGGTTGACGAGCCTATGCCAGTGATGGGGCGCATCTATGTTCACCCCGAAAGCGTGCACATACTTGAGCCGCGACGTGGCGACATCGTTGCCATTGGCGAGGTCGATGGTTGGGTTCAGTACAAGGCATGGCATGAGAACGACCGCAACGTGCGGTGCGTTGTCAGCCGCGTAGGTCAGCCGTTCTTTTGGCCAGCACGAGAGGATGCATGAACGCGGGTGAGCTTCTAACTGCAATGGTAAGGGGCAAGGCGAATTGCTCGGTCATCGAGCCATGCCCCTATGTGTCATTCTTCAACGGGCAGATGATTGATTACGTCTGGCAGTTTTACGATTCTTATGCCGACTTCGTTGAATTCGATGACGGCAAGCCAAGTAAATGTACCCGCTATTTTTACACGGACTATGTGACATGAAACTACTATCACCAAAGCAGGCCGCTGAGCGTCTTAGTTTGGCCGAACAAACGCTGGCGAACATGCGCTGCGCAGGTGGCGGGCCTCGGTTCTACAAGCTTGGCCGTCGCGTTGCCTATTCAGAGGCCGATCTGAATGAGTGGCTTTCACTTCGCGTTTTCGACAACACCCAGCAGGCACAGGAAAATAATCCTTGACCTGAGATAAGTGTTGTGATTATCTCACAACACTTATCTCAGGTCAAGGATTATTTTCCTGTGCCTGCTGGGTG